CAAACCTTACCAGTTAGGTTAACTGGGTTAATTCTTAGGGAAACCTATGTCAAGTGAGAAAGAAGCTGGCAATTTATTGACTAGCGAGAACGCAGCAGACTTTTATAGTCAAAAACTTGGTTTAGCTGTGGAAGCACCTGTCGAGGCGGTTGAGCAAACTCCCGAGCCGACAGAGGAAGCGCCGCAGAGTGAGCCAGAGGCTATTGAGGAAGCAACGCAGCCGGAGGAAAGGAAACAAAATCCTAAACTCGAAAAGCGGTTTTCAGAGATTACTAAGCAACGTGAAGCGGCACGCCAAGAGGCGCAACGTGAACGTGAAGCTCGGGAAGCCTTGGAAGCTAGGCTGAGGGATTTAGAAGCTAAGGTAGCGCCTCAAGCGCCAGCCAAGGTGGACGAAGAACCGAAGCCTGACCAGTTTACTGATGCTTTTGAATACGCAAAGGCATTGGCAGAATGGAGCGCAGAGCAAGCCTTGTTGAATCGTGACAAGCAAGAAGCAGAGCGTAAGGCTAATGAGGAACGCCAAAAGCTGATTCAAAGCTGGCAGACCAAGTTAGAGCAAGCTAAAGCCACATTGCCTGATTATGAGGAAATGATCGCTTCTAGTGATGTTGTTGTAAACGATGACATTAGGGATGCAATTTTGGAGAGTGATGTTGGGCCGCAAATCCTTTATCACTTGGCTGAAAACCCAGAAATCGCTAAAAAGATTACTGGTGGGTCTACACGACAGGCATTGCGTGAGTTGGGGAAATTGGAAGCAAGGTTGGAGGCTAAACAGCCCGAAACTAAGCGAATTGAACCCGTTGTTGCGAGAAGTAAAGCACCTGAACCTATTTCGCCTATCAGGGCGGCTAATTCAGTTCCAGATGTTGGCATGAGTACCGATGGTAAATTTCATGGCACATATGCGGATTGGAAAGCTGCTAGAAAAGCGGGAAAGATCAGATAATCATTATCTCTATTAACTTTTTATTTTTATTTATTAAAGAAAGGATGAAATCATGGCCAATAATTTATTGACGATTTCAAAAATTACTAATGAGGCACTAATGGTGCTAGAAAATGAGCTCACATTTACGTCAGAGGTGGATCGCAATTATGACGATCAATTTGCCGTAGTTGGTGGGAAAATCGGTAATACCGTCAATGTGAGAAAACCAGGTAGGTTCATCGGGACTACTGGCCCTGCTCTTAATGTTGAAGATTTTAATGAAACTTCTGTTCCAGTAACATTATCAACACAGTTCCATGTCGACACACAATTTACTAGCCAGGATTTGGCGTTGTCGTTGGATATGTTCTCTGACCGAGTATTGAAACCCGCTGTTGCCGCTATTGCTAATAAGATTGACCGTGACGGTTTGAATACCGCTGCGCTTAATACTTATAACATTGTCGGTACTGCTGGCACTCCTCCTACTGGTCTGATTACCTATTTGACTGGCGCTGCTTATCTGGACAGCGAAGGCGCACCCCGTGATGGTCGCCGTTCGATGATTGTTGAGCCTTTCACCTCTGCAACTATCGTTGATAGCTTGAAGGGTCTGTTTGTGCCTCAAGAAGCCATCGGCGAGCAATATCGTAAGGGTTTGATGGGTCGTGATTCGGGTGGTATGAACTGGAAACTTGATCAAAACGTGGTATCACAAACCTTTGGTTCTTGGTCTGCTAACACCATTGCTATCACTTTGGCCTCTACTAGCTCTGCTGGTGTGTTGACTTCTGGTTGGGCTTCTAGCTCCAACGTGACTTTGACCTCCTCTTCTGCTTCTACGCTGAACGCTGGCGATGTGTTCACCATCCCTGGTGTGTACGCAGTCAACCCACAAAACCGTCCGTCTTATGGCAAGCTCCGCAACTTCGTTGTTAACAGCACCACGACTGTGGCTACTACTGGCACTACCGTGAACATCAGCCCCGCCATCATCGTGTCGGGTCAGTTCCAAAACGTGCAAGTTACCAGCTACAACAGCCCCAACATTACTGCATTCAACAATACTGGCGTGACCTCACCCCAGAACATCATGATGCACCGTAATGCTTATACCTTGGCTGTGGCTGACTTGGAATTGCCTGATGGCGTCCATTTCGCTGGTCGTGCTTCCGATAAGGAAGTTGGTTTGTCCATGCGTGTAGTCCGTCAATACACGATTAACAACGATAGCATCCCAACCCGTTTGGACGTGCTTTATGGCTGGGCGCCCCTGTACCCCGA